TAAAATTGTATTGATATTTTGAAATATTTCTTCCAGCACACTTTCAGGGCGAAAGTTTATAACTGATGGATTATAAGTTAACGTATATTGTCGCGTCATACATATTCCTCCATTGTTACATTTAAACCTGCTGTTAAAATGTTCCCTCGATTATCAATATGATCCCAAGATTGATCTGTCCCAGGCATGTACCATTTGCCAACGCCAACACGTTTTGTACCAATTATTAATGTATGTGCCTCTCCACTTCTGACATATTTAATGAATTTATCTAATTCAACAATGGGATTGACCCCATGAAAGGCTGAAAAGTGCATTGTAAACGAAACTTTTCCTGCTTCCAATCCAATAAATTCAGATTTCTGTTTTTGTCCATGGATGTCATGCTTTGACCAACGTGCTGTTTCAGTACGTTTAAAATCATCAAATGTATTGATTTTTTTCTCGGATACTGTGAATACTACATCGCCCCAAACGGCAATCATATTTCATCACTCCCTAACCATTTATGATCACGTCTGGACTATGTGTAGCACCCATTTTCGAGCCACACGCTACAGGATCATCAACACGACAAAGTGGCTTGCCATTTACATACACATCAGGACTACCCTCTGCTGCTACAGAATCATGACATTCAGGTACACTATTACAATGAGTAACCCAATGATCACCTTTGCGATGTGCTCCTAAATTATTAATAAACACATCAGACGATGCTTCATCATTTGGTCTTGAACCCCAATCGTCATGTCCTTTGCATTTATCACCATATCTAATTGCCTCTGGCATATACTCACCTCTAGTTTAAGTAGATTTTATGACCACTTTCTTTACCTGATTTTATGCGTATAGCTTTCTCTGCAGTTACTTCAATTTCACCTTTAACGTCAATTGTTAATTTATGATTTTTAACATCGTAACGTATCAAAGTACCATCCGAAAAAAGAATACCATCACAATCATCTGATTCTAAAAATTCCTTGGGAACTGTATCTGCTTCTGAATAAATAGCCCCAAGGACTACACCTTCTTGTGAACCATTAGCAAAAAATGCACAAATAACTTGTTCATTTGGTTCAGGCATCCAGTAATATTTCGTATTTAGAGTGTTTTTTTGCATAACTGGCAAATCGAATGACACTTTTTCGTCCATATCAGGAAAATAAACTTGTGCTGTACAATTTTCACGATTTACGGAAGAAACAAGACCTTTGCGAATGGCCTCAAATGGTGTATTTTCCATTCCACCTTTACTCAATAACTAAGCACCTCCCGTAAGTTGATGTTTGTTGTATAGCCACCTGTGACGTTATGGCTTGAGGATTCAATGAAATATTTTCCGTCGAAGGCTCCAAAGTTCTTAATGTTTACTGTTACACCTTGAACCATCTTTTCATGACCCATCAACGTAATTTTTCCACTTTTAGATCCTTTGTTTTTGTTGCGTGCTTCTTTTTGCGCCCAACGTTTTGCTTCATCAATATTTTTAGCTCGCTTGTTAACTTTTAAAGTAGGACCATCTTTTACATCAGGAACATTATACGTATACTTGATATTTTTCTTTGTTTTACTATCGAAGTACGACAATTCTACTTTTGAATATTGTTCTTCAGCAGCTGTTACCTTGAAGTCATAGCTTATTACATCGCTTTCACCACGTGTAATCGTTCGCACTTCAACTTTCTTTTCATACTGTAGTTCATCATAAACAACTAGCTGCTCTTTTGTGACCTTCGTTGCTAGTCCTTCGCGCTTTGCTAAAGACTTTGCAAATGCAAGAGGTGTTTTTTTATCTTGTTCCACGCGATCATATAAAAATGTTGGTGCATCATATACCAATTTCAAACCTGCTTCTTTTGCAACATCTGTTAATATGTTTTGTAGTGTCGTATTTTCCCAGGCTTTTGTTTTCTTTGTATCCTTGCCACCCTTGGTAAAAGGGACAGATAAAGCCTTAATCGAAACACTGTCAGGTGGTCCTTTAAAACTGACCTCATCGACAAAAAATGTGCCACAATTTAACTTGGCCGTTACACCTTCTTTGTACCAATTACGCAATTCTATAGAAGCACTAATTTTGTCGCCTTTTTGTGGTAGCCATGGTCCCTGCCACTTTCGTTCACGATCTTCAAGATCAATGGAAATATCGTCACTTTCACCCTCGTTGTCATTAAATGTGAAGGACTTCAAATAGGGTGCAATATCTTGTGTAATATTTACGCCCATGTACGAAATATTAGCAATGGCACGTCTTGTATTTGTCATTAGGAATCACCTCATCCAAGGTGGTAGATCATCTACACTTTGTTTTTCCTCTAAATTAAAAGCAGGCATGTTAAGTACAATGCCTGCTGAAAAAACGACTGTTTTCATATGTGAAGGATTCGCATACATGACTTTATCTAATAACATTTCGCCATTTTCACCATAATGTTTGAAACAAATTCCGTCCCATTCGTCACCTGAAATGGTTGTGTATGTGTTAGTCGCCAAATGAACGTCTCCTTTCATCGCGTTTTATGCCATTCAACCGCGCTTCTAAGTCATCTTTATCTGTATCAGCATATTGTTTCACCTGGTCTAAATCCTCTGGCCTTTGGACACTGTATTGCGGAGCATAGTGTAAGACAATCCCTCCACCATTATTAGTGTTAGCTACCTGTTTTGGATCAATAATCGATGCATCTGGTGCAGTTTGTTTTTGCAGATCCGCAAGCATTCCATCATTGTTCAACATACCTAGTGCTTGGCCAGTTTGTAACCACAGATCTTTAGATCGATCACTATTATTCCATGGGATGATAGACTCTGTATCTCCACCCTCACCAATCCAAGCTAATGTTGGATTTCCGACAATACCACCTTCAGCGAACCCTGGTAACTTTCCTAATAGCTTACTAGCAGCCCCTTTGATTGGTTCAGGCACTAAGTTTCCAATTGCCCCTAAAACAGCTCCGCCCATGGATTTAATGCCATTTATCAACCCATTTATAATAGCTACACCAACATCATAAAGATTGATGCTGCTGAAAAATGAAATGATATTATTCATGATTGTTGAAGCTGTTGAAAGAATTGCATTCCAGGCTCCATCCCAATCGCCACGTAAAAGAGCCATACCAGCCTGTATCAGCCCATTGACGATTGCTAGAGCATTTTGAATTATCATTTGGACATATGGAAAAACATATTGTACCACCGTTAAAATTGCTTGAATGGCTGGAACTGCTACATTAGTAAAAATCATTGCTATGCCTTGAATGAGCGTAGCTATTAATGGTACGGCTGATTGAATGACAGAAACAATAATCGGAAAAACGCTTTGGATTATTGTAGATAAAATAGGTATCGCTGCAGTTGCTATGGACATTATGGCATCACCTAAAGATGAAAAAGCCTCCATAATTTGTGGTAAAAAACTCATGACAGTTGCACCTATTTGAGATACACCAGTCATAAACGTCTCTTTTAACAACGCTAGCAAAGGCGTCACAGCGTTTCTAAATGTTTCTGACTTCTGGTAAGCAAGATACAATCCAGCGCCTAATGCGGTTAACCCTGCAACAATTAGCATTACTGGGTTGGCTAATAGAGCTGCATTAAACGCACGCATGCCACTGGATGCAGCTGCAAGCATTCCTTTAAATCCTCCACCTGCAAAAGTAGAGGCCAGCATAGCCGTACGATGTGCAGCCATTAAAGCCGTGCTTGCTTTTTGAATGCCGTTATATATCTTTTGATAAGCAACAACAGCTGATAAACCTACCTTATAAGCCGCAAATGCACCAACTAAACCTAATACAATCGGTCCTATAACAGTGAGCACCATTTTGAGCCTTGATATGGCATTAGGTAGCCTGTCCTTTAAATATTGAGCAAAAATATTGAGATATGGAAGCACAGCATCTCCTATTGGATATACCAAATCCATAAATAAAATACGGCCTATCCCTCGGATGGCCGCATTAAAAGAACTAAACTGTATTTGATTTACTGTTTCCATAGCACCCTCGAAACTTTCCATGGCATCAGTAGATCCTAGCATGGCATACATAGCTGTAGACTCTAAATCTTCCCATTTTGTCCCGAAAAGCGCAACGGCTAATTGGTTGGCTGTAACCTGATCATCCATGCCTTGGAGTTCTTTCGTCACGGCGCTTGCAACCTCTGCTACAGATGCCTCTCCACGGTTAAAACTTTCCCACAAATCAAATGTTGATTTACTCATGGCGGAAAAGGTTTCATCTGTTGATTTTGAGCCGTCTTTAGCCCTGATTTGAAACTCTTTCATTACATCATTTACGTACCTTTATACCCTCGGTTTCCCGATATTTATTAGGGGAGTAGACTATACCATCATCTACATGAGATGCGCATTGGTAGTCGTTGAGGGCTTGTGCAATTGCACCTATCCCTGCTGATTACCCAATCCTTTATAGTGTTACGGCTCTCGCTCGTCATAAAGGCTCTAAGGGCTTTCCAGCATATTCTGCGTTATTCAATACACATTACTGTGTAAGGGGACTAGTTAGGTCAATCCAGGTTATAAACTCCAGCTTTTGCGCCTCTTTCCATGATTCCGAAATATTCTTCGGCACTATATCCCATTTCACCAAACAACGGTGCATATTCGGCAACGTTATCTAACATTTCATCGGAAAAATTAAGACCCCTTTGCGCTCCTGCAGCAAAGAGGTCCATTGCGGTTGCTGAATTAACACCAAAGCTACTCATCATATTGTTAGCAGCCCTAGTTACTTCATTTATATCCTCGTCAAAAGTTTTGGCAAATGATAAAGCCTCACCAGTAAATTGTTCTAAATCCGCATCACTCAATTCATGCATGTTCTGTTTAACCTTAGCGAGTGCATCCGTAACTTCTTCAAAGGAATCTCCATAGTTATTGCGAAATAAATTCTCTGCAGTACCTTTTAAATCCTCGAAATCATCGCCAATTAAGCCTGTTTGAGCTGATAAAGTCGCCAATTCTTGACTCATATCAGCTACTTGTGAAATGGCATTAGTAAGCGCAGCTGCACCACCAAGAGCAGCTGCGGCACCGCCTAACATTTTCATCATGCCATTAGCATTGTTAAACGTACTAGAAAAGCTACTTGTTAGTTCAGCTCCAAGACGAAATGCAATATCAAACACTCTACCTGACACTAACTTTCACCTCAATTCGTAGACTGATTTTTATCAGTTGATTTTATTGTTTCATACCAGCTGAATAACCTTCGAATACTTAACTTCAAATAAAAATCGACTGATGTTTCACTACGCACAGCACAATAAAGACAAATCAGTCGAATGCTTTGAGCAGGCTCTTTGGCTATTTGCCACCTAATAAAAAAAGCGAGCAACGAGTCGTCACTTTCGCGTAGTCTGGTGCTGATAATTTACGGATTAATGAAACGTTAACTTTAGCTGCCTTAGATGCCACAATTGCCAAAAATGGTTTAGACATTTCTTTGACCATGATCATTGAGTTTTGAGGATTTTCTGCATTGAATTGAGCTTCGGCTTTTTCAATATCTTCCCCTGTTAAACTTTCAAAATCTAAATTAATTTGAGTGATTGTCTCACCCTCAAAAACAAGAGGCCGTTTTAAATCAATAAGTGTTTCTAAAGCTTTTTTATCTACCACTTCTACATCAGTTTTTTCCATAATTTCTTATCCCCCTATAATCCTAAATTCTTGCGTACTTCTTCCATCATGTCTTTGCCATTTACTTTGTAAACGCCATTAAATTTATCAAATTCAAGAGTCGTTTTACCATCAATCATAATTTTGATGTAATGTACTTCAAATTCGTTAGCTGTTTCTGTTGAAGAAGCAACCGCAAATTTACCTGGTGTAAAGTTGAGAGGAACACAGCGTGTTTTAACTACAACTTCTTGATTGATGTACCCTTTTAACGGATCAAAAAGCTGTTGATTTCCTCGAAAGTCTAATGCATGTACCTTTGGTTCTGCTAATTTCGTAGCTTCGACTGATAATGTACGCCAAGTTAATTTGGTTGTTTGTGAACCAAAATGGCCAATAACAGGAGCTGAAGATTCACCATATATACCAGCACCTTTTATTGTCTCGGTCAACGCTTCAAAGTTTGGTAATTCCACATCAACTACACCTAACCAATTAACAGCATCTTCCCAAGCAGTAAAGTTAGTTAATATCTGATCTGTCTTTTTCAACGATTATCCCCCCTATGCAAATAGCGTTTCAAAATACGCTGGATCAAATTCAAACAAACCTTTTAATTCGCGAGCAGGTGTGGCTGGTGTAATAAATAAATGAAATGCATAGGTACCATCAATTAAATCCGTGAGTGGATTTTCTTCACGCAAGAATTCAATTCGACCACCTAAGATGAACTGCCGTGCTGCTTTGCCATTTAGATCGATATTCGTACTATCAACAATATTATCAATAAGCTTTTTGTTTCCTGGCTTATCTACCTTCTGCCAATACGTATTTATGAATTGGTTTTGTTCATAAATAAATACACGTCTAACAGAAATAAACGCGTCTTTTGGATCCGTATTAGCTGGATAGCAACTTGTACGATGTCCCCAAAGTTTCCAACCACCAACGAAATTAAGTGATGTAACAATACCTTGTCCGTTCAAATAGTTAGCTTGTTCTAAATCTAGCAAAATCTCTGTACCATCTTCTAAAACAGCTGCATCCATTTGCAAATTATTATTTGATGGTTCGTGATATGGATACCCTTCATTCGAAGCATCTACCAAGTTGGCCAAACTAGCCATTTGCGTTGATTTGTGATACTGCTTTCCTCCCAATGAACATTTTGGCCAACAAACTAACATATTTTTATCAGCAAGATTTTTTGAATTTTTATACTCTGGGACTTGCGTGTAATCTCGCACTTCAGATGTTGGTACATCTACAATTGCTATTGTCTGATATAGACCATTAACACTTGCTGCCTTTGCTTTCATAACAGCTGCTACCAGTGGATTGGTCGAATACTTCGGTGCAATTAAAATACCAGGAACTAATAACACACGTGGAAATACTTTATTGACTAGCTCCAAGCCTTTGTATGAACCATCTAGCGACACACCACCTACCACATCCGATGCAGTAACTAATGTTGCATCTAATCGTTTGAACTCGACAGTGATTTCTGTAGCCACATCTGTATAAATGTGAAGTTTACCATCATCATCAAATTCTAATTCGTACTTGGATGCTTCATACGTAATTGATTTATCAGCACTTTTAACAACAACTGATGGTTTTAGGATCCCATCTGACGAGAAAACACCTTCACCCTTTGAAATCTGTATATTTTCTTCACCTTCTACACTATGCTTTTTTGGATCAAGCACATTGACCATCACTAATGGTGAAACAGCAAATAATACAAAGTGTGAGCTGATGGCTTCACAGATTGTATATTTATCAAAATCAGAACTGTAACCCATCTTTTTTACTGCCTCACCATACGTATAGGCCATGACAACTTTATTTACAGCGTCTGATGGATTATCTAATAGATGAATTGGTGCTGTACCAAAAACTACAGTTAGACCTGCAGTTGATTCAACAGGTGGAACGATTGAAGTTGGTAGTTCGTAGGTATAGGCACCATGTTTATATCCAGCCATTATTGATCATCCTTTCCAAATTTGAATTCAGCAACTTTATTGTAATAACGATGTTCCAAAGTTCCTTTTTGCATTATACGTGCCTCTGTTTCTGCCATTTTTTCAATCGCAATAAACAGTTTTTCGATATCTGGACACTCTTTAATCAAAGATTGAATGTGTTGGACCTTAATAGATTCAACCACTGTATATTTGGGTAGCCCTAATAAATTGGGACCCACGTATATTTTTTGTGAAACTTTTTCTTTATGAATTGCAATCTTTTCTTCAGCTGCTGTTGGTAAAGCTGATTCAATTGCTTCAGCAACTTGTTCAGTTGTCGCTTTCGCCTCTTCTTTAATTCGTTCGTTCGCCACGTTAATACCCTCCTACAAATTGCATTGATGGGCTTTCAAAGCGTAGACGCATTATTCCATAGTAGTATGGATGTGTTTCAGCATCATCGTCATTCAAAGCGCAATCGAGCTCATACTTGATTTTGAAAAAATTCGCTACAACAGGGTTTTTATTTAGATCATTCCAAATATGTTGCATGCAAGATAGTACATCGTCATAACCTTGACCTTCGTATCCGTCATTTTTGACACCAATAAATACATTTACAGTAGTTTCTTGATTTGAAACATTTTCTTCTTTTGAAAAAGTGTCGATTTTAACCACACAAAAAGGAAACACATCTTCCTGCGTTTCCTTTGATCCTTTGATCTTCACTCGATTATTCAATTGTTCAGGCACTTTATGCCGATAAATATTGAATTTTATTGGTGTAGAATCTGCTAGTTTTATCGGGAAATCTTTTAATATATCGTTTAAACGTTCAACTAACCCATCCATTAAATCTAATGCTGTTGACAACTAATTAGCCCCCAATCTACTTAACAAGCGATTAATTTCATGATTAGTACGAGTTTCATATGTTATATAAGCATCTTGATTAATCTTATTAACTGTAGATTCGTTACCAATCATTTGTGGTACAGATGGACCCATTAAACGACTAATTGGCAATCGACCAATCCCATCTCGTTTAAATACCTTTGTCCCATTTATATTAGCGATAAATGAGCCTAAAATTTGCTTGGTTCCACCTTTCTTGACAGCAACTTTAAGTTGGCTTTTACGTTTGGGATTAACAGTCTTAGGTGAAACTTTAAACTTATCCAGCCCTAATGTTTTACCACTTGATTTTACTTCAGCTTGTAATTTAGATGCACTGGCTTTAAAAACTTTAAGAGTTGCTTTAATATCTGCTGCTTTAGCGTGATAATCTTTTCGAACTTCCTTTGGAACATTGGCTTTGATGTTAGATACTGATCGATTTAAAGCATTGGCAATAACATTTGGTGCTTTGTGTTGCAGTTCACCTAATCGTTGCCGAACACTTTGTAATTCTGACTCATCAATTACCACACGCATGCTCATGAGTTATTCCTCGATAATGTAATTTTTAACATACCCATATCGTTGCTCACACTTTCAATCATGTAGTCACGACCATTGAAATTCATCAACTTTTCAGCTTGTGGAATTTCTTCGAAATATGAGCTTGCAACATGGAATACGACATCATAAGCCGCAACTTGGTATTTCTTATCAGCTGGCGAAATCATGTCAGTATCTAGCACTATATCCATTTCTACACCTTCGACAATCGCCTTCTCGGCAAATTCATCTTGATTAGCAAATACATTATTTACATCTTGTAATAAGAAATCTTTAAAGGTTTTATTCATGATCATCATCTACTTTTTTCACGCGGCGACCTTTTGGTTGTTCATCCTTACTATCTACTGCATTTGCTACTTTTGCAGAACCACCCTCGATTAATTTAGTAGCAAAGGCATCATCTGCTGAAAAAATTTCACTTGGTGGAATCATTCGTCCAGCGAACCACACATGAGTGATTGACTCTAAAATAATGGCCATATCATTACCTCCACTAATCAATTTTTACTCGAGCAATAGTTCCAGCTTGTGATTTTGGCTCAATAACCCAACCTGCAGGTGTTGCATCTGTTTCGGTAGCTTGTACCTTACCATCTTTAAAATAAACAGTTTGGCCAACCGTTAATGCTTCTGTAGTAAGAGCAGGTAAATCATACACACCCATTACATTAATAGCTCCTTTTGTACCCACAGGAATTGCAGTAGCTGCAACACCAATGCGATTTGATAAGGAGATAACTTCGCCTGCTACAATGTCCGCACTAGTGTTATTAATAAAATCAATTGTTTCGCCTCGTTGTACATATTTTGCTTGTGCCATTTTGTCTTAACCCCTTCCTTATTTACCGTTGTTTTTAATTACAGTCTGGTAATCTACAACTGTAACACCATAGTCCATGTAAATATCCCAAATGAAACCTAATTGACCTGCAGGAGCTGTTTTCATTTGAATTGTAGGCATATCTTTACCATTCAAGAAATCTACTTGAATTGGTGAGCGTAATTTATCAGCAGTTACATACCACTCTTTTTCACCATTTACTGTTGCATCATCAAGCTCTGCATCTGAAACAATAGTGAATTGATTAAAGAATGGATTCGGTACATTTGGATTTACTGCTGATGGATCAACTGTTGAACCAATTAATTGGCCAGCTTTTGTTTCCAAAGAAGTTGGCACTAACATGAAACGTGCTGGAATATTTAAGTTTACTTCGCCGCCTGCAGCCTTTTGTTTTCGTAATAAACGACGTGCTTCAGATAGTGTTTCAACAGACGGAATATCTGCAGTTGTAGCAATATTCTTGTGATCAGTATGGAATAATTGTTTGCCATCCCAAATTGCAGGATTCTTGGCTAATGTTTGATATACCAAACGGTTAATTCCTAGACGTGCAGCTTGTGCGTATAATGCTGGAATTGTTTCAATAAAGCTTACATCATCATTAATAAATGCATTGCGTGACATCGTAAACTGACGACCATATGTTAATAATTGACGTGTCGGACCTTCTACACCAATTGGATCATCATGTTTTAATTCTCCATTTTCTGAAACAAGTAATAATTCACCTGCAGTACCAACTTGATATGTTTTTGTTGGACGGAAATCAGTTAGTGTACCACGACGCGTCCAATGTTGATATGTTGTTTGAGCTTCAGTATAGGCTTGTTGGAAAACGTTACGAGCTGTTTGGTCCATGATGTTCGCAAATAACGACGTTGGTGTTAAATGTTGACGTAATAGATCGTCATCACTTAATCGATAAGCATTACCAATACCTTCAATTCGTAACGATTCCTTTGCTAATTCACGTAAAGATAGATTACGTAATTCATCTGCTCCTTCAGATACATTTTCAACACTCATTCCAACACGTAACGCCATACCATGAGCAGCTGCATCACGGAATTTATCACGTTCGTCTTTTCCCATTTGAATGCCTGAAGGCTGTGGCGCACGATCTTTAATTTGCTTTTCCAGGATAAATTGACGCACCTGATCAATTGTATTGCCATCTTTAATATAATCTTCAGCATTTAAACCAAAGTCTCGACAAAGTGATGTGATTTCAAGTGCACGTTGGCGTTCGGCAGCAAGTGCACGCTCTGAGTTATCTACTGGGGTAGGGGTTGGATCATTTGGATCACCCTGTTCACGTAAAGCTTCAAGTTCTGTTTGTAATTGGTCAAATTCACGCTGTTCTTCGACTGATAATGCACGATTCCCATCGTTTTTTGCTCCATCTAAAATGGCCTTTTGACGTGCTAAGATTTTTTGTATTTTGTTCATAGGTTACTTAACCCCCAATAAGTTTTTTGTTAATTGCATCTGACGCTCATAATATGAGTAATCAGCTTTTCCCAAAGTTTCAGGCTCTAATTCATCTTCCATATCTCGCCCCACCCCTACTGATGCATCTGCAGGCACAGATACGATGCTAATTTCGTATGGTTGCCACTTTAAAGCGACACTACATGGTCCAACATGGCGTCCATTTGCAGATGTTTTACCAGGTGCAACTTCTTCCCACGATTCAACTTGATAACCAACCGACACAGCTTTCAATGTTTGAGACTTTACTTTTTGATAAATCACATCGGATTCATCATCTTCATCAAAGGTAACTTGCGCATAAGCTCGATTATCCTTTGTCCACGCTTTATCGATACGTCCAATTACTTTGTCACGATTATGGTTATATAAAAGCACGCCGATTTCATTTAATCGACTTAAATCAATTGCGCCTGGTTCATGTGAGAGAATTTCAGGACCAAACCAACGTTGATATGGTTCTTCTGATGAAAAAGACAGCTCAAATGTCCGTTTTTCATCATCTAATGAGCGAATATCAAAGGATAAATCACGATTCATCTTCTGGTTTTTCGTCATCTGTTTCTTCAATGAGTTTGTCGATTTCTTCGGATTTTGTTGCGGATTCACTATTTATCACCCCCTTTTCTTTCATATATTCGATTTCACGTGCTCGCTGATCAATGATTTCACGCCAATCGTTCCCTGTATTTCCTGCGATCTCTGCAAGTGTCGTTTGATTTGTTTCCAGCGCTATTTTATTTGCATTTGCTTCTTTAAGAGGATCAATCCACTTCATGCCTGGTGCAATCCATTC